CTTGTAGCTTTCTTAACTCGTTCTTAGTCTTACGCATCACGTGCGTAACACGCTCGGCAGTCTCGATAGTAGACGCACCGTAAGGCACGATTACTTCTTCGGCTGGTATATAAGTAGCGCATACCCGATCCATATTCGGCTCGTAGTAAACCTTCTTAAAAGCAGACCCTGATAGACCTAAAGAGTATAAGAGGCGCTCGTGCTCTGGACGATACTCAACCATGTTCTCAGTAAGCTCATAGTTCATGTCGGCGCGTACGCGTTCTGCGGCCTCCATAGTATCTTCATCTTCCTCGCCAATGACCTTAGTCTTGACGGGGCCAGCGGCAGGAAACGTCTCTGCCATAGCTTCAGCTTGGAACCGTATAGCAGCTTCGGCTAGTACTGTAGAGTACACACCACATGCGCCTTCCCACGGTTGCGTGCGCTCTTCGTGCTTAAAGCCCAATACATCAAGCCCTTCAACGTAAGTATCCGCCCACTCCTTTCGGCTTTGTACGTCTGCGTCAACAGACTCCATAAGCTCATCAGCTATCTTACCAAGCTCTTCTTCGTCAAGTTTCTCCGCTAGGTTGTCTTCAAACTTAGACTCAATATCGTCCTCGTCGTCTGGCATTAGCGATATTTCTACACTGCCATCACTTAACGTAACTTCTTTAGGATCGACGATCTCGATCTCTAACGCTTCTTCCGGCCCCTCATTTATGCCTAACGGTGCCTGATATAAACCTTTTTCAATTGCCATTGTATTTACCCTTTTAATTTTCCTTCACGTATTAGCTTGTCACCCTGCGCCTTGGGAATAGACCCGCTACCGTAATTAGTTAAATAGTTTTTGCCGTCGCCGGAAACGCCAACTATGCGCTTGCCTCCAGCTACCGATCCACCTCTGTTATATCTTTTCATTAGTAGTATCCGCCCCTACGCGAAGATTTGAATTGTTTTATTTCGTCTTGCTCATCTGTGGGTAGTCGTATAAACCCACCTTGCCTAAATCGCATTAGCGCCATCACCATGGAGTCAACTAAGTCATCGTTACTAGCGAACGGGAAACCCGCTACTTCATCTACAAGTTCTTCAGCCCAGCGTGTAGCTGGAACCCAGCACAGCCCTGATGCCACAATATCTGTTACAGAATTCAAACGCGCTAGCTTATCACCTGAACCCCTGTGTGGGGTAAACTCCGATACGGGCAGCCCCATACGGCGCATCTCTTGGTATATAGCTACACCAGAACTCTTCTTCTCCACGATAAACGCGTCAGGTTCCCAAGAATCATACTCTTCCATACACAGGTCTTTAAGTTCTGGAAACTCTAGCCTTCTCTTTATACTATTTAATAGCATAAGGTTGTACGCGTCAGTCTCTTCATTCATAAAGACACCCCACGTGGTCAGTGCCGTGTAATCCGCACGGTTGTGCTTTTCTGCTGCCGAATCCAACGACATGATTATAAACTCACACGCAGGCGGGCGTTCTTCACCCCACATCTGCCACCACTCACGTTTTACTAGTGCCGCTTCTTGTGATGTGGGCTGCTGCTGGTACTGAGCGTTCCACTGGAAGTTCGGCATTGACGCTTTGGTACGTAGCAACGCTTCTAAGTCAAAAAACTCCGGCCATAGCGGTTTTTCGACTACTTTGTTCTCTTTTTCGTCAACAATTTCCAAGATAGCGGGGAACTCTATCACTTCAAACTGGTCAGAGCGGTCGTTTTGCGTCATATCCTTGATTACACGCCCCGTTAGGTCGTCCATGTGCCATCTTGTCTGAATAATAGCCACTCTACCCCCCGGCATTAGACGGGTTCGGGCACCAAACGTGTACCATTCGTACGCTTTCTCAAAAACAGAGAAGTTTCCGTTGATAACGTCCTGCTCCGAGTGCGGATCATCAATTAATAGTAAGTCAGCACCACGTCCCGCTAGCGCTGATCCCACACCACAGGCGTAATACTCACCCCCGACGCTTGTGTTCCATCGTCCGGCTGATTTAGAGTCCGATGCTAGGCTAACTGTAGGGAATATAGCCTTAAATGTGTCGTCGGAGATAAGATTTCGCACTTTACGGCCAAAATCCACAGCTAAATCGGTGGTGTGGGATACCATCATTACCTTTTTGTCTGGATTCCGCCCCAAAAACCACGCTGGGTAGAAAATAGACACTAACTGAGACTTACCATGACGTGGTGGTATGTTTACACACACCCTATCACGTGTCCCGGCCTCGATAGCCATAAGCTCATCGGCCAAAATCCGGTGGTGTTTGCCTACTAAGAAGTCAGGCATCATTAATTTAGCAAATTCTATAAGGTCGTCGTACGCAGCTTGGTTAACCTTGCGGCTACCCAGCTCATCGACTATCCGATTTATCTCAGCTACCTCATCATCCGAGTAGCTATCGAGATTGTCCAACATGACTTGGACTTCTGCTTCAGTAAAGTCAGTCGTCGTCGTATTTAGTTGGGTCATCTGCACCAAACTCCGAAGTAATATCTAAGGATGTAGCTTCTATCACTACCGCGTCTTCTACTTCTGCTGGGTTTACGAGTTTTTCCAACTTTCCGCGCAGCCTTTGGCGCAAATCGTCGCTTGATTGGTGTGTAATGGTCACTTCAGACTTCTCTGCGAACAGTCCTACGTCCGAAACCTTACCTAATAGCTCTAAAGCACGCAGCCGTATCTTGGCATCGGGGTTTTCTGTCTCTAGGACTAGCTTATTAGTGACTAAGTGGCGTATATGCACTGCATTAGTGACTACGGACTGGCCGAATTCAGTGAGTATGGTGTCTGTTAGTATGAGGGAAGCAGGTCTTATCTTCGAGATACGTTTTGCGCTGGCTTTTTTGGAGGTGGTTTCCGGACTATCTGCGTATGCAGTAGCCAAAGCCGCCGCTGTGTCCTTATCCTCTTTAGTTGGTTCAATGTCTAACCCGTGTTCTGCCAAAAACAGCGCAGTGTTAGCCGCCGCACCTGCCGAAACCGTCAGGTCAGTAAAAGGATTGTCATCCGAAACAGGCACGCTGAGTTCGGGTTCAACTATTAAAGTCATAATGTATCGCAGGTGTTAACCAGTTGGGACAAATATACTACAAAAAATTTTTTTGTCTAGCGAATTAAGTACATAGGGGGGTGTTTGTATGAGACGCAAATATTATTTGAGTCTTACAGAATTCAAAAAAGTCTTACAGAATTCAAAAAAGTGTTACAGAATTCAAAAAAGTGTTACAGAATTCAAAAAGTAGTACCCCAAATAAGGTATTTAAAGGACTTGATTTCAAAAAATTACAAATTATTCGCGGAAATTAGTACTACATACGCACATCGCCGAAACTGCACAATACGGGGCATGGGGGGCGGGTGGGGTCGCTGTACCTCAGTTTTAGCATACATGTATGCTAGTTTTGATTTGTCAGATAATCTATGGCTATCTTGTGATAACACGTTATAGTGTATCCCAAGTCAGAGCAATTCCGCACTGGCTATTTAAAGGAATACATAACATGAGCAATTTAACTATTAAGAAACTAAACACTCTCAAAACATCATTCGAGACTGAGGTAAAAGAATTAGCCAAGTCACAGAAACGATACGATGAATGGTATGCGAAGGGTATCCGTCCGATACACTTTACCAGTGATAAGAACAGCAACAACAAGCCTAGTATGTGGCAGGCTATGCTGGATATGGCGTGCATTGGCATTGAGGGTGAAGCACTGGACTTACACCGACTAGGCTTCAAAGCCTATTGCGAGAAGTACAAAGTAACAAAGGCTGAATGGAAGGCCATGGATGATCGCAAGAAACGATATAAGCAAATCCAAACTAACCACATCAAAGTTTGGAAAACGGCGATGCAAGCTAGGATGCCATCCAAGGCTAAGGCAGTTAAGAAGCCAACTAAACAGCTTAACTACATAACGGAGGCCACACAATTTAAGGATATATGTACCGATATAACTGATCCATCGGTTGACGTTAGACAGATATGCGAGTTGATGGAAGCAGTGATTAGGCTACTACCTAAGACTAACATAACCAAATCTGGTAAATAAGGAGGAGGCCGCGAGAGCGGCCTTTTTTTTGGCCTGCGAAAAGTCACCCCGAAAGGGGATTAAGACCAGTTCCCTAGTTGCGCCACGCCTAACGTGTTACCACGTACTAAGACCAGTTCCCTAGTTGCGCCACGCCCAACACACAGAAGACGCGTTGTCACGTGTTTTAGCATACATGTATGCTAGTTTTGCAATGTTCCCGAATTTGCCCTAATGTTCCTGCAATGTTCCTGCAATGTTCCCGATTGAAAGAACATTGTAAACGTGCGCTACGATTAACTACGATTGACTACGATTGACTGTGCGACTCACTTTTTGTTCATATATTGTTCTATAGGTGTAATGTTCTTTTTTTAAGTTTATGTATGGTAACATTTTCAAAATACCTCTAATGTTCTTCCCCTCTCTCACCTATTCTACCCGCCCTTACAATTCTCATAATTTGGGAACATTAGAACATTCGAGTATAATCAATGACGTACGCGCCCCACCATAAGAACATTAGAGTACATTACAGTACATTACACGGTTGTTCATCGTAGTACACGTTTGTTCACGACTTGACACGTTAGTACAAGTATGGTACAATGTCTCTTCCAGTCGTATATCGTCTGGAGCAAACGCAGTATCACACCAACAAAACAGCATACATGTATGCTAAAACGGAGTTACCAATATGAAAGACAAACACGACAACGCCACCATCGACTGGGTTGATAACCCTAGCCGCAGCCAATACAAACAACTACTGAACGCCGAGGCATTGCTTACGCCTGCCGAATGCGAACGGCTAGTAGAAGTGTTGGAGCAGCAACTAGCACAGAGCAACAAGTTATCGCGCATCAGCAACAAGACACTCGCGCACTCGTAATCAAAACTAGCATACATGTATGCTAAAACTAAATGGAGAACAACATGAACAATCAAATCGCAGCACCTCAAGTAGAAGTACCTACACTAGCCGCACGCACACTGGCTATCGACCTGAACATATCAGTATGGACAGCTCGCAAGAAAGACAAGCGTGCATCGGCCAAGGTCAACAGCGACAACAATGCTGTATCTGACGCGGCCACCGTGGACAAGAACCTACTCGCAGGCTGTGACAAGCTGACCGAGATCAAGACCCTAGCAGGCAAGATACGCTCGACGCACTACGACATGACACTGCCGTGGACTGATGGCGGCACGCGTATCATTATGACCGCAGGCTACCCCGATTATGTTGCTGTTATGACCGACATGATTACCGAGTTCAATACGCTCACCAACGAGTTCATTGACATGTATGACTTCGAGGTTATATCAGCCCGAGCACGCCTAGGTGATATGTTTGACGAGAACGAGTACCCACCATCGTGGCAAGTACGCGACAAGTTCGGCGTTAAGCTAGTATGCTCACCCGTGGCTGACATGCACGACTGGCGGCTCGACGTTGACGCTGACGTACAAACGTGTTTTGACGAGGCTATATCCACCTACGGCAACGCCATGGAACAACGCATCAATGGTGCTATGGCTGACATACACCAACGCTTGCACAAGGTACTATCCAACATGAGCGAACGACTCGACTACGTAGGCGACAAAGACAAGAAGACGTTTCGCAATACGCTACTCGACAACGTGCTCGACATCGTTGACCTGATGCGCAAGTGTAACCTGACCGACGATACCCAACTGACCGCGCAGGCTGACACGTTAGAACGTGCGTTACGTGGTGTATCACCCGAAGCATTGCGCGACAGTTCACACTTGCGCGCCGCAACCAAACGTACGGTGGACGAGGTTATTGCTGCCCTACCATCAATCGACCTGTAAATTGGGGGGAAGACGTACCATGGATTACTATTCGTGCCATAGCTGTAACACCGTAGAAATTGTCGCCGTACATGGCGACCCCACTAGCATTGGTGGGTACGAGAAAGTATGTGAGATATGTGCAATACAGATCGAGTGCGAGCTTGATGACGGCACACTAAACAAACACCAACAACTTGTAGTGACTAACCAAAACTAGCATACATGTATGCTAAAACTAAATGGAGTAACACAATGAACACACCACAACGTATGTACGCACTTGACCGCAGCCAAATGACTGCTCTTATCCACAACACTGCCGACACACAATCGGTACTCGCACTGGGTGCGACTGGCATAGGCAAGACCGCATTGTTCGACGAGATATGCAAGCTCAACCCTGACCACGAGCATTGCTTTTTCGACGGTGCTAACAAGGACATGGGCGATATGGCACTGCCCGACATCAAGAACAGTGACGAGGCACTGACGTTCGTACTCAACGAAGAGCTAGGCTTACACTTAGACAAACCCGTTATCCTGTGTATTGACGAGTACCCCAAATGTAACCGCTCAATCAAGCTAATGCTCAACAGCATCATACACGAGCGCAAGATCGGTGGTCGCAAGCTGATGGACGGTAGTAAGGTATTCATGTTCGGCAACCTAGGTGCTGAGGGGTTGGGTGACTTACTTGAGGCACACACGTGTAACCGTATGACTGTGGTCGAGATGAAAAAGCCTGACCATATGGAGTGGATAGCATGGGGTGTCAACAACGGTATCGACCCTACCATACTCGGTTGGGTGAAAGACAACCCGTCTGTATTCGCTGACTTCCGTGACATCCGTGACCCTGATGAGAATCAGTACATACACCACCCACAAGCTGTTGGACGTACGGCATTCTGTACGCCGCGTTCGTTTCACAAGCTGTCTAATATATTCAGCAAGCGTGAGCACCTTGACGAACACACACTGACAAGTGCTGCTATAGGTACTATCGGTGCGGCTGCCGCGCTCGACCTTATGGCGTTTGTCAAACTGGCTAATCAGTTACCATCGGCTGAGTCTATCAAGACTGACCCTGACGGTGCGACTGTACCTACCAGTGCAAGTGCTGTGTGTATGGTTGTGTATCGTACGCTCGCAGGTATGGACAAGACGTTCGTTACACCATGGCTCAAGTACCTCAACCGATTACCTATCGAGGCACAAGGTATGTTCGCCAACGGTGTTATGACTGACGGCTACCATGCACAGAAAGCTGTCACCACCAACGCAGGTTGGGCTACATGGTGTGTAGCCAATACTCACTTATTCGCAGCAGACAAAGTATAGGAGATTGACATGTTATCAATAGGCAAAGAACTAACCGCAGACCAACGACTGCCGAAAGCATTGGTATCGTTGATGCAGGCTGACAGGTACGTAGCACTAGCCAGTGTGTTGATGGTGGGCGAACGTGTTATCGACAACGGCATGACTACCACTGCCGCTACTGACGGACGTGACGAGTGGTACAACAGTGACTTCGTTGACACACTGACTGATGCCAAGTTACGTGGGCTTATCATTCACGAGTGTAAGCACAAGATGTATCGTCACCTGATAACGTGGGCGTGGGTGGCTGAGAAGTACGGTCACCAAGTAACCAACATGGCTATGGACTATGTTATCAACCTTGAGATTGTTGACGAGAACCCCGATGGTTTTTGTGAGCTGCCCGA